CCCGGATCCGGGTGAAGCCCTGACGGGCACCCATCTTCGGCTGCGTGTCCCAGCTTCGGTACTCGGCCACGTCAACGTCCTGGTAGGTGCTGCGGTTGGCCCGCCACTCCAGGCTGTTGTTCTGGAAGTTGGGCAGGAACGCCTGCAACTGCCCGATGTCGTTGCGAATGACTTCGTTGTCGTAGGTCCGGATGTAGTCGTTCAGGACGGCCGGTTCCACGAGGTCATAGACCATGCGTGCACTCATTGGGTCGTCCTTCCTACTCGAACTTGATGAAGCGAAGGTCGGTCTTCCCGGCAGCGTCCAAGACGCCGAGGGCAGCCGCAGCGCCAGTGAACGTGGGGAGCTTGGCCGCAATCACGACGCCCTCCCAGATGTACGTGTCGATGGCTCCCGCAAAGGGGTTGCCAGCACTGTCCTTCACCCGCACGTCGTGGAGCAACAGCCCCACCGCAGTATCAAGACCGTTGGACAGCAGCGTGCTGTACGGCCCTGCCTTCTGCGTCGCCGTCAAGATGCCCAGCGCCGTGCCAGCGGGGATGAACCCGTTGACGTAGTGCAGAGCATTGAACAGCGAGAAGTCGAGGGTGCATGACCGGCCGGTGTCGAAACCCTTCCGGGTGGCCATCCAGTCTAGTTTGCCAACTCCCCAAGAGTCGTTGGTCAGTTCGAGACTGATACCCATATCTCACCTCCTAGTGAGTGTCTTGTTTCTTCAGGTTGGGGTGACGTTCGTAGAGAAGATCCCGGGCCGTCTTCTTGCTGTCGCCCGGTCCACCCGACTTCCGACGTGCTCCGCCGGTGTTGGGTGGGTTCACTTTCTTTGGTTCTTTCTTCTCGACATCATCGTCGTCGTTGGAGGGGAACAGTTCCGGCATGTCCTCCCGGAGCACCGTGATCGCTTCAGAAATTTCATCGTCATCGGCCTCTGGATCGATTTCGACGAGCTTCTTGGTGCGGTCAGCGGCCTTGGCACTGAGCCCAGCTTCCACGAGTGCACGGAACACCTTGTTGGCCTGGCGCTCTTGGGCGAGATCACTCTCAGCCTTGCTCGCACGGGCTTCCGCAGTGGTTGCATTCTTGACTGCTGTGTCCAGATCCTTGGTCTCTTTGGCGTACTGGTTCTTCTTGTCGGAGAGGGCTGCCTTCATCGCTTCGACCGTTTCGAATCCCAGGCTCTTGGCGAGCTTGGTTTCCGCTGCTTTGCGTTCCGCTCGGGCCGTCCGGTTCAGATCCGCTTGGGAGAACTTCTTGGCGGGAGGAGTCTTGTCGTCCTCACCGTCTTCCGTCTCTTCGTCGGTGTCATCTCCGGCGTCACCGTCATCCGCACCACCACTCACGTAGTGGAACAGTTGTCCGTTGTCGCTGGCCTTCCACATCCGCTTCCCGTTGATCCAAACAAGTTCAACGGTAGGGTCTTGGCTTTGATTTGATGCCACTGTTCGTATCTCCTGTGTACCCTCCATAGGAGGTGATTCCCAGACTTCCCTGGTATGCGTGCGTACGATAGCAGCTACTTGAGCCGTTGTACACATCAAGTCGCAGGAGGTGCGTTTGGATCCTGTGCGTTCGGGTCTTGTGCGTTCTGATCAGCCATGATCTCGTCCTCGGTCATCGGCGGCTGTCCGAGATATTCCAACGCACGGTTGGGGTCACCGGTCATGGATAGCAGTTGATTGGCCGAGTCGTAGTCACGACTTTCGATACGGCTGATCTCTTCAATCCAGTCCTCGATCGGATAACCAGCTTCCATGACCATTTGCACGGCCGTCTCGAGGCTGATGACCTTGGACTGGTAGAGCTGGATGACGTTGGTGGCTGTTTCCTGCTTATCCGCAGGGAGGAAGCTGCCCATGAACAGTTTGACCTTGGGCAAATCACCGGCAGGGATGACGCCAGCGTTGAGGAACATACGCAACACCATCTTGAACAGCAGCGTGTACTTGTGCTGCCGGACCAAGCGCATCTCACGGATCATGCCGATGTGCGGGGTGAAGCTCAGGGTCAATGCGATACCGCTGGGAACCTCGTTGGGCTTGACACGGCCCAAGAGCGATTCGGGGATGCGGCTGTTGACGCTGAGCCGTTCCAACAGTGCGTCCTTCAACTTCAGCAGGGCGTCCAGACTGGTGCTGGTGTCCATGATGTGTGCATCGCCCTGACCCACGTACATCAACATTCCAGGGCCGTAGGTGGTGGCACTACCTCCACCGGCCACACCCGTCACGACAATGGGCGGGCTACCAGTGGTGCTGGCCGAACGCTGGAGATCGGTATCCGTGGATTGGATGTCATCGATGATCTGCAATGGAGTGGCCAGAGTGCTACGGCCAAAGTGATCTCGCAGGGACACCGTGTTTGGAATGTGCACCACCGGCAGGTAGTCGATCTCGAGGACCTCGTCAGCCATGACCTCGCCACGGTTACCGGCGACGGTGTTGTAATCCTTGCCGATGTCCCCAAGGTCGAAGATGATGTCGCTGAAGTGAACCTTCCTCGAAGACTTCTCTGCTTGATAGGCGGGCTGCCAGACAGGAACCTCGATCAGTTCCCATGTCATGCGGCGCACGTAGATCACCTCACGGTCCAGGCGGTCCTTCTCGCAGAACTCGTAGCAGATGTGAACCTTGTTGGGATAGTCCTCGTTGTTACTGCCGTCTCGTTCATTGAACACCGGGAAATACATACCAGGGTCGTACACGTTGCAGCGAGGGCGACCCTTGTCGTCATCCCAACCCAACACGTACACACCGTCGCCCAGCTTGATGGCTTGCCGCTCGTTCTCAATGAGCTTCATGCCGAACTTCTCGTCGTCGGCCCATTTGTCGAGCAGCTCTTGGACGACCACGGCTGCCGGAACTTCACTGCCCATGGCACCATCAACAACGATCTTCCACTCATTGCCGATGAGCGAAGACAGTGTGGTCTCCACAATCACACTGGGGTCGCCGTACTCTCGACGGCCAGACTTGGTGGCGGCGTCCTTGTCTTCCAGCCAGTACCGGCTGGCATTCTGGCAGTAGCTTTCCAACAGGGTATAGCTGCGAAGTCTGCGCTCATCCTCTGGCATGATCCATTGCGGTACTTCGACAATGGCCTGAGCCCCGGTGATTGTGGCCTTGAAGTCGTATGGACTCCAGGCGTCGAGCACCTTTGGTGCCATGGCTCGGATGGTCATCGTCGTCCTTTCAACCGGGTGTCTTCAGGCCGTTGCTGCTTGACCTCACCGGCACCAATCATAAGCTCGGTGGCTGCCCACACCATAGCATCCATGTGGTCAGGGCTGAAATCATTGACGTCGTCGTCAGTAGAATCCCAGGTGGTCATTTGGTCTTCGAGCTTGGCGAACATACCAACATGGTGGATACGGCCTTGCTCGTACAGGTTTGCGATTGGTTCAGCACGCCTGGTCTTACCACGGGTGGCCACAACAAGTTTCACCGGGAGACTGCTATCGATCCCATAGAGAACACTTGCCACCATGTCGCCACCGTTGTTGCGCTCGGCCACGATCAGGTCGGCTTCCCACTTCTCGTACAGTTGCTTGGCTTTCTTTCCCCAGGCGTTCGGGCTGCCGTTGAGGCTGCCGTCCTCCAGCACAAAGGCATGCGGTAGATGCGGGTACGGCGTGACGACGTATTCCTCCCAAGTCCACTTCAAGCCCATGACGATGATGCCGTGCTCGTCACCGCCTTCGGTGGCGGCAGGGTCAATAGCCACGACGATGCGGTCGTAGCGATCCTCAAAGCCACCGGGCTGCACACGGTGCATGTCAATCAGTTCGCCAGACCACAGCGCACCGTCAACATCTTCCAGGAGCTCACCGTGTAGTTCCTGACGGCCCATGCGTGTACCGGCGAAGTCCTTGTACAACTCGATCTTGACTTCCTCATTCAAGAAGGGGTTGGTGTCAGTGCTGCCAGCACTCAGGATGTATCGGCCGTCACCCTTGCGAGCTTCCTTAACGATCTCACGGATGACCTTCTTGGGACGGGGCGTGGTACTGGCAATGGCGTGAGGACGAGGCCCGGACCTGAGTCCGAATCTTATTTGCTTCCACGCTTCGTCCAGGTATCTCCAAGCTGCGAACTCCTCGCAATTGTGAACCTTGACGCCAGCAGCGTAGAAGTGTTCCGGCCCTGGCACGGTCAGGTCATAGACCCTTGATCTTTCCGGCGCTGTAGCAATCTTGACAACAGTAACGAAGCTGCTGTCTGGTGAGTGGTCCTCCGCAGTTGTCACATTTCCCATAGTCAACTGCACGGGCGGCATCGTAGCATTTAGTGCTGCAGAAGTTCTTGTTCTGGGTGACTGTTCCACAGCCTGGACATGGGTGGGCTCGCTTGGACCAAGTCTTTCCTGTTGGGGCGCTGCCTCTGTTTCTACAGAGAACGCTGCAGAATCTTGGTTGAAACCGTCCCAATTTTTTTTCGAAATTCCGGCCACAATACTCGCAAGTGAATTGGCCTGTCTTACGATTCTTTGTACCTGTCCTGCGGTGCAGGGCTGCGTGTTCTTGCTTGCTGAGGCAGATGAGGTTGCTGATGTCGTTGTTGGCCGGGTCGTGGTCGATGTGGTGGACATGCCATCCTGGCGGGATTGGCCCATTGTGGAATTTCCACACGTCACGGTGGAGTCTTCGCTGTTTGTGGCAGTAGTAGACGCAGGAGTCTGTCGGGGAGTATTCCCGTCCTTGGAATATGACGACATTGTACATGCCGTCAGTGTATCACCAGGGACCAAACTCTTAGCAAGCTGGACAGTGCCGTCAGCCATGAAGATGCGGTGCTCACCAGTGCAGGCCAGTACCTCACCGCTGCTCAACGTGATCTCGAGGATCTCGGCTGCTGGGTTGGTCATGACGTTGCGGCTCACATGCCGCCAGCCCCAGTCTGTCCAAACTTGGTGGATCCCTGGTTCAATCAGTTCAATATTACACGGTCCATTTGATGTGAGAACCTGAGTTCCCTCACGAACACACCAAACTAAACAGCGATTCCCTCCCGCCCTGAATCGTTCCACGTCATCAGGGCTGTTAGCACCGAACAGCTTGGCTTCAGTGCCGTTGGTCCACCGTGCGATCAAGCCACCGGGACGGTTGAGCACTCGGACGCCTGGGTCATGGGCACGCAGGCCGCTCGGCCCTTCAACACAACTGGTCACGGCGTCGCCAAGGGTTGGACCCACAATACTGATCCAGTGACCACCGGGCACTTCAGGAATGCACGGTGGACCGTGTACGTGATCGTGGACGTACTTGGCCGCATGAGCCGTCTTGCCACTTCCACGTCCGCCGAACAACATCCACATATAGAATGACCCTGGTGGAGTCATGAAGTGTGGCAGTGGCTTGAATTTGCTCGTATTTGGTGGATCTATCAGATTGGCAGCCGACTCAAAGGCGGCGAATACATCGTCAAAGCCTTCAAGGAGAGACATGGCGGCAGTGTACTAGCCAAACCTCGGCACGCCCAGCCTAAGTCAACGGATACAGGCTGGCGGTGTTCACGGTCATTCCTTTGGCACCTTGGTTCTTGGCTGAAGTCCAGTCGGCCAGG